ATTGGCTGATCTAGTACGTCTATATAGAGAGGATCCAGTTGGGGCCGATGAACCCAAAATATCTATCGTTCCATATTCCCTGGTTAAGAAGTATACGAAACAGACAGGAAGCGGCATATACGAAGAAAGCATAACGGAACGGGCGTACGTCGGCGATATTATACGAGATAGTAGGACGTTGGACGCATCTAGTCAGGCTTTGCCTAATGTTAACGTGAATAATCGTATTAGTATCGTCGGCGACGCCTATGCGGAAGAGAATTTATCGCATATTCGTTATGTAGTTTGGAAAAATACCGCGTGGGCGGTGAAGTCTTATGAGATATCTTATCCTAGAATCATATTGTCAATAAACGGGGTGTATAATGGCTAGTAGAGCAGAGTTACAAGCACTACTAATTTCTCTTCTTGAATCTAGCAATGTATATTTTCAGCCACCAGAATCTGTTAAATTGCGATATCCTTGTATAGTGTATCGTATTAACAGTGTTCGTTCTAAACATGCTGATAATATACCATATATGTTAAAGACTCAGTATGAATTGACCATAATGACAATGGATCCAGATAGCTCACTTCCAAAAACAATTTTAGAACTTGAAACGGCTCGTCACGAACGATCATTCGCTAGTGACGGGTTAAATCATACTATAATAACGCTTTTTTATTAAAGGAGAAAGAAAAATGGTTGCTCTTATTTGGGATGGTGCTGGTTCTCGTTATTATGAAACTGGCATTGATCACGGTGTTTTGTTTCCAATGGATGAAGACGGCGAGTATCCACTTGGGGTTTCATGGAACGGTCTGATTAGTTTTACTCAATCGCCGTCTGGTGCTGAACCCACCAAGTTGTACGCGGATAATATCGTTTATGTTACGATGCTCTCGGCCGAGGAGTTTGGCGGGACCATCGAAGCATATACGTATCCGGCCGAATTTGCGGTCCTTGATGGATCGGTTGCCCCCGTTGCTGGGATGAGTATCGGTCAACAGCCCCGGGGAACCTTTGGTCTTGTCTATAGAACAAAAGTTGGTAACGATGTCGAGGGCGAGGCTCTTGGTTATAAGCTTCATCTTCTGTATGGCTTACGAGCAAGTCCTTCGGAAAAGGGTTATCAGACGGTTAATGATAGTCCAGAAGCTATTACATTTAGCTGGGAAGTTACAAGTACTCCTGCAGCCGTCACCGGCTATCAACCAACTTCCATCATTGTGGTTGACTCACGTACGGCCGATGAAGACGGTCTCGAGGCCCTCGAGGAACTTCTTTTTGGCACGGCGTTGACCGATCCTCAGTTGCCAGATCCCGACACAGTCATCACGACTTTGACGCCTGTGTAATTTTATTTAAGACCCCGGGAATCTGTCTCGGGGTCTATCATTTTTTTTTGAAAGGAGAGATATTATGCTAAAGAGAGTTGTAAAATACGTGGATTTTGATGGAAATGAAAGAGAAGAAACCCTCTATTTCAATTTCACAAAGGCCGAAGTTATCAAGATGGAAATGTCCATGGCTGGGGGGCTTGTTAATTACATTAACCGGTTGGTTGAAACTAAGGACGAATCGGCTATGGTGACCCTTTGGGAAGAAATCATCCTTTCGGCATATGGCGAGAAATCTTCGGATGGGCGTCGCTTTATAAAAGGCCCAGATATTAGAAAGGCTTTTTCTGAAACGCAGGCTTTTAGTGACTTGTTTATTGAGTTGTCTACGGATACTGCAGCAGCATCGGCTTTTGTAAATTCAATTATTCCACAGCCAGAGGCAGAACCGGTAAAAACTGGTTAAAACCTAAGACGGGGAGGTCAAAGATGTTAGAACTTAATGTGCCAGACATAGAATTGTATGACGAGAGGCTGGAAGTATTCACATACATCAAAGGCATAACTGTAACTATGGAACATTCTTTGATCTCCCTGTCAAAATGGGAGTCACGTTGGGGAAAACCATTTTTAAAGCCAAATCAAAAGATGACTCCAGCAGAGATAGTTAGTTATCTCCATTACATGACTATTACACAGAATGTTCATTCCGTGATTTATAAATATATTTATACTTCTAGATTATCACAAGTTTATTCTTATATAGAAGCGCCCATGACAGCCACTACTTTTTCTAAAACGAATTCTAAGATTAACAGAGAAGTGGTTACGGCAGAACTTCTATATTATTGGATGATAGTTTTTAATATACCTTTTTCTTGTGAAAGATGGCATCTAAATCGTCTTTTGACTTTAATCACATTATGTAATCTAAAACAACAACCGGCAAGAAAGATGAGTCAAGCCGAACTTGCCCAAAGAAATAGGGAGCTTAATTCTCAGCGGTTAAGAGAATTAAACACCAGAGGGTAATTTCTATGATTACTATAAAGGTAAAAGGCGATTGGAAAAAAACCACAAATTTTTTGATTGCTGCTCAACGATTACGATTTGAATCTATTTTGCATAGATATGGGAAGGAAGGCGTCGCTGCTTTATCTGCCAACACACCGGTTGATTCTGGAATTACGTCTACTTCTTGGAGATATTCTCTTGCAAAAACTAGAAGCGGTTATAAGATAGATTGGTACAATACCCACACAAATAATGGAGTAAACGTAGCAATATTAATACAATATGGACATGGAACGGGAACCGGCGGATATGTACAGCCAACGGATTATATTAATCCAGCCATGAAATCTATATTTAACAAATTTGCAGACGACCTTTGGCAGGAGGTGAAATCCTTATGACTATAGACAATAGAATAGTAGGGCTCGGTTTTAATAACGGGGAGTTTGAAAGAGGAACCCAACAATCGCTTAAATCTTTAGAAGCAATGAAGAAAGGTTTAGACTTCACTGACTCCATACGCAATATTGGAGCTTTATCGTCAGCCGGTAAAGGATTTTCTCTTTCTGTGATGGGCGATGCATTACAGGGTATTGCTGGTAGATTTACGAACCTAGGTGTTGTTGGGTTCACCGTTATTCAAAATTTAACAAATGCGGCCATAGACTTTGGTCGAAGAATTTTAACAAATATGCTAACGCCTATGAAGTCAGGATTTTCTGAATATGAAACTCAAATGAATTCTGTTCAAACAGTGTTAGCAAATACTCGAAAGGAAGGAACTACACTAGCTGACGTTACGAGGGTCTTAGATGACCTTAACGAGTACGCAGATAGAACTATATATTCTTTTTCGGAAATGACGAAGAATATAGGAACTTTTACCGCTGCTGGAGTTAAGTTAGATACATCAGCACAAGCCATAAAAGGTATTGCAAATCTTGCTGCAGTATCCGGATCTAACTCTCAACAAGCGGCGACGGCCATGTACCAGCTTTCACAAGCATTATCTTCTGGAACTGTTAAACTGATGGACTGGAATAGCGTGGTCAATGCTGGCATGGGCGGTCAAGTATTTCAAGATGCATTAAAAGAAACAGCCCGTGTTAGTGGTGTAAATATAGATGCGCTTATCACAAAGTATGGGAGCTTTAGAGAAACGCTGCAGACTGGATGGTTGTCTAGTAAGGTTCTTTTGGACACTTTACAAAAGTTCACAGGAGATCTCTCCGAAGAACAACTTAAATCTCTTGGATATACCGAAGAGCAAATTAAGGGAATTTTGGAATTAGGAAAAACAGCCAACGATGCTGCGACTAAAGTTAAGACTCTTACGCAACTTCAGGACACATTAAAGGAGGCTGTCGGAAGTGGTTGGGCCAAGACGTGGCAGTTAATTGTTGGCGATTTCGAGAAAGCAAAAAGTCTGTTTACTTGGGTTAGTGATATTTTAACAGGAATTGTTGGTCGTTCTGCAGATGCAAGAAACGAAGCGTTGACCGTTTGGCAAACGCTTCAGGGACGAGAGATGATTATAGATTCTCTCGGTAAGGCTTTCGAGACTTTAGTTGATTTAGTCGACGTAGTCAAAGGCGCTTGGAAAGATTTTTTTCCAGGCAAACCTCTTTGGCTGACATTAATACAAATAACGAGAGCTGTTACTGGATTTGCCGACGCTCTATCTTCTGGAATAATGGAAAATGGAGAAAAGTTCAAAAGAATTTTCTCTGGTATATTTGCGGTCCTTCGAATGGGCGCAGATAGTATTAAAATTGTGGGTAAAGCTATATATGACTTTCTTACTGCCAATGTGAGCGTGGACGGTAATAAAATACTCGATACACTCGCCCGAATTGGTGATAGTTTGGTAAATTTTCAAAAAAGTATAGATCTTCAAGCAACTTTTGATTGGATTCTTTCTCAAGTTGCTAGATATTTAGCATTAATAAAGAAAGAAATAGATAAACTTGCTCCGGCTTTACAAAAAGGAATATACTACATCGGGGCTGGGATATTTATAATACGGCGTGAATTAACGAGAGTTAAAGATGAGATATTACTTCTTGTAAGGGATTCATACGCAGAATTTATAAGACTTAAAGAGAATTTAACTTCAATTTTTAGTCAAATAAACTTGAAACCAGTTCGTAATTTTATTGGTGGTTTGGCTTTAGAGTTTAAGCCGTTCGAAATGATTATCAAAATTTTACGTACGGTTTTTGTTGACGGGCTTAAAAAAATAAACGATATAATTCCAAGTCTTTTCAAAGCCGGAGTAGGGCTTTATAATATAGCCACATGGATTGGAAAGGTTATTACGAATGCCCTACAAGGTATAAATTTTGCAGAACTTTTTGAAACCTTAAATAAAGCGTTAACCGGTGGTATTTTACTTTCTATTATAAATTTCGTAAAAACAGGAAAGGGTCAAGTTGCAGAAATAGGTGGGATATTCGGAACTCTATTAACTGCAGCAAAAACCTTTTTAGATACTGGAACGGTGGCTTTAAGTGGTGTTTCCGGTATTTTAGATGGTGTTAGAAAGTCGTTTGAAGCTTGGCAAAACAATCTTAAATCGAAAACTTTATTAAATATAGCTGCGGCAATAGGAATAATAGCGGCTTCTTTAATCGCGTTATCTTTCGTAGATTCAAAGAAGTTAGTAGAAGTTCTTGGCATTGTTACAGGAATGTTTGTCCAGTTAATAGCTGCACAAGCTACTTATAGTAAAGTTGGAGGTGCCGGTATTGGTTCTAGCGCTGCAATAATCGCGCTTGCAACATCCCTTCTTATTTTATCAGGTGCTGTATCAATATTGGCTAAAATTGACAAAGAAGATATGACAAATGCTATAGGTACAATATATGCTCTTATGGCTGGAATGCTAGCTTTTAGTAAAACAGTAGGAAAAACAGGAGGTCTTGTTGGAGCAGGAATAGGAATGACTGCAATTGCTATTTCAATGCTCCTATTGGCGGAGGTTGTTAAAAGTTTATCTAAGATGGACCCAGAAGCCTTGACTAAAGGTCTGCTTAGCGTTGGAGCACTTTTAGCTGAAATAGCCGTTTTCTTACGAGTTGTAGATGGCAAAGGCTTAGGAAAAATGGCGGGTTTACTGGGCGTTGCTGCAGCAATAGCTGTTTTAAGTTTTGTAGTTGAGAAATTGGGTAAAATGAACGTCGATACATTACAACAAGGACTAATCGCTATAGCGGCTGTATTGACGGAACTTGCTTTGTTTACCCATATGAGTGGAAATGGAGCCAACTTAATAGCAACATCTGTTGGTGTCGCAATTCTTGGCGCTGCGTTGTTGATATTTTCCAAAGTAATAGAAGAGCTAGGATCTATGGATACTAATTCTTTAGTTATTGGACTGGCGGCTTTGGCTGGTACTTTAGGTATAGTCGCTGCGGCAATGCATTTATTACCAAAAGGAATGATACTAAAAGCTGCTGGATTGGCAATTGTGGCGGGGGCTATGTTATTAATAGCAGATGCCATAAAAAAATTAAGCGGATTAAGTTGGGAAGAGGTAGGCCGTGGTCTGGTGGCTATGGGTGGAGCATTAGCTATATTAGCTGTAGCCCTCTATGCTATGAGTGGAACATTAGTAGGAAGCGCGGCATTGCTTGTAGCTTCGGCAGCATTGATGATGCTTGTTCCAACATTACAAAAGTTAGGATCTATACCAGTAAGTGAATTGGCAATATCTTTAGCTGCTTTAGCTGGTATATTTATTATTCTTGGCATTGCTGGAGCGGTATTAACACCAGTGGTTCCAACTTTACTTGCTTTAGGCGGGGCTATGCTGTTGATAGGCGCTGGAGCA